AATATGATATAGGCCTCGTATCATATAGCCCACCTATTAGCCCACCTTGAAACGCTCAACTTATTAGTTGGGCGTTTTTCTTTTATTTAAATTATATTGATAGGACATTAGGTTATTAGTTGCCCTTAATTACTCTCTCTATTCTAAATGATGGATATATTGTTATAATTACTAACCAATTTTTCAACCAAATCCCAACTCCCCCTCGAGCCAACTTGGGGGTGGGCTTTTGCATAAAAAACCCTCTCACTCATTCTAACGCTATTTTTTGAAATTTGGAAAATTTTTTAGGAAATTGACTGTTACATTACTTTATACTTGTTTCTTTGGTGAGTATGGGACAGAGACTATCTACCCCCTCCACTGAGATGTGGAGTGGTAGTCCTGTCCTTGTTTCTTCGGAGCCTGAAGAGGACAATCAAGAATAAAGCACTTCTTGAAATGGGTGACTATATTTTAGTCTGCTTTGACTTTTAACACGCTTATTCACCTTCGACTTGCGTTGTGGCTTTGTTACCCCTTGTTCTAGCCAAGTAAACATATACGGAACAAGTCTTTAACCAATTTACATATATGCAAGAGTCTTAATATAACAATATTTTAATTCTTGTCAAATATTTTTTTTGGAAGTATATTTTAAATATGGATTTCAAAGTCATAAAAGGTTCTTATCATTATCTTTATGATAATGTTAAAGAGTTGGAAGCAATAAAGCCTGGTACTTTATATGTTGAAAATTGGCGTCATGCTAATGAAGGTGATTGGATTCTTTCTGATGATGGTTATATTTGCCAAATTCTTAAGAAAGGCCATATCGGAATAAAGACATTTGTAAGAACTGTGCTTGGAATGTTCATTGTTGACAATATGAAGGTTAAAATGCTTGGAGATGAAGGAATTGTAGAGAATATCTATTCTTTTTCTGGAAATTACAAGTCAATACAAAATTGGAAAAAAAATAAACAAAACTCAAGAGAGGTATTATTTGCTAGATATGTAGCTGCTGGCATTGATACAATTGAAGCTTTTAAGAAAGTTTACCCAAAAGCTACAAAAGATTCTTATATTAAAGAAAAGACTCAAAGATTATTACAAAAGGAAAGTGTTCAAAATATGATAAAAGAAGAAATTAAAGAAGTTTTAGCTAATGAAGGTGTTACACCTGAGTGGATAATAGGCAAATATAGAGACATTGTGGCTTTATCAGAGAGAGATACTGACAAATTGCGTTCTTTGGATGCATTATCTAAAATATCAGGACTATTTGACACAGAACAAAAGAAAGAACAACTTACAGTGTGGGCTGGGTTCTCACCTGAGCAACTGGAGGCACTTAATAATGGACCAAAAACAGAAATTATCGCCCATAAAGAAAAAAAATAGCAAATTGAAGGATTTATGTCCTGCTTGCGATAAAAATTTATACCTAAATTCGGATATAAGTAAAAGAGTTGGGTTATTGGATGATAGAGACGATGTTATTGGTTGGTTGTGCCCTTTTTGTAGAACTGAATTCGATTTTAACGAAAGAGTCATCGATTTAATGGGTGCAGAAGAAATAAGAGGAGAAGCATAATGCCTAGATTTGGAAGACGTTCAAGAGGAAATCTTGACACTTGCCATGAAGATTTACAAGAATTATTCAATCAAGTGATTAAATATTTTGATTGTACTGTAATTCAAGGCCATAGAGGTAAAGAAGAACAAAATAAGTACTTTGATGAAGGAAAAAGTAAGCTTAAGTACCCAAATGGACGCCATAATGCTAGTCCTTCAAATGCTGTGGATGTTGTGCCTTATCCTATAGATTGGAAAGATACAGACAGAATGTACTACTTTGCAGGCTTTGTTAAGGGAGTTGCATTCAAATTAGGGATACCTATACGCTGGGGAGGCGACTGGAACGACAACACAGAAGTAAAGGATACAAACTTTAAAGATTTACCACATTTTGAACTTAGGGACTATTAATGGCTAATTTGAACCTTAATGGGAATGTTTCCGAAAAGGAAAAGGTTCTACAGATAGCTTATAAGGACTTGATTGCCTTCGGTAAACTTTTTTCTCCACAGGATTTTTTGGCGTCTGCGACGCCCCCCTTCCATGTGGAAGTGGGTAAAAGACTAATTGACAAGGAAAATAAGCAATTAGCTCTTGTTTTGCCTCGTGACCATGCAAAATCAACTTTAGCATCAACAGCAGTGCTTCATAGATTCTTGTTTGCAACAAAAGAATCTCCTGAATTTATATGTTGGATAGGTGAAGCTCAAGACCAAGCTTGTGATAACTTGGCTTGGATAGCTAATCATATTTTAGAGAATCCTGCTATTCATTATTATTTTGGAGACCTTGAGGGTAATAAGTGGACAAAGAATGAAATTATATTAAAAAATGGCTGTAGAATGATTGCAAAGGGTACATCACAAAGATTAAGAGGAAAAAAGCAATTATCTACAAGATATACAGGAATGATACTTGATGACTTTGAATCAGAGTTAAATACGAAAACTCCAGAATCAAGACTTCAAATTAAGAATTGGGTTACTGCTGCTGTGTATCCTGCGATAGATTTTGATAAAGGTGGGTTTTTATGGTGTAATGGAACAGTGGTACATTATGATAGTTTCCTTAATGGCCTATTAAAAGGAAAGCAGGATGCTGATAATACAGGTGAAGATTATTCTTGGGATGTTTTATCTTATAAGGCGATATTAGAAAATGGTCAACCTTTATGGCCAAGTCGTTGGCCTTTACCAAAATTACAAGAAAGAAAACAATTTTATATAGATTCAGGAACTCCAGCTAAATTTTATCAAGAATATATGAATCAAGCCAAATCACCTGAAGATGAAATCTTTAATGAGGAGGATATTACAAATGGCTTTTATAAAGGTTATGTTAGATTTGAAGAAGACACTGGTTCATGGTATATCAAACATTTGGATGATAGGAAAGAATACATTAATATTTATATCGGTGTTGACCCTGCTTCGACACTTGGGGTTAGGAATGATTATAGTGTTATTATGGTTATTGGTGTTACTGCTGATTATGATTATTATGTTCTTGAATATTGGAGAAAAAGAGTCTTACCAATGGAGTGTGCCGATGAGATATTTAAAATCGCAAAACGATATAAGCCAATTAAAAGAATAAATATTGAAACAATAGCATATCAAGAGATGCTTAGAGATTATGTAATGAAAAGAAGTAAAAAGGAAGGATTTTTCTTGCCTGGTATTGAAAAAGGCATAAAAGGTTATGGACAACAAAAGAAAAAAGATAGATTATTTGAAGGTTTGCAGCCTATGTTTAAAGCTGGGGCTGTTCATTTAAAAAAGGATATGCATGAATTTATTGGTGAACTTCTTGATTTTCCTAAAGGCTCGCATGATGATACAATTGATGCTTTTTGGCTTTCTACACAATTTGCAAGAGGCAATCCAAAAGCAGGAAAAAGTAAAAAAATAAAGAAGAATGGCAGGTGGGTTTCAAGGAAAAAGAAGTATAATTGGGTAACAGGGGCAAGAATTTAATATATTATTAGTTTTTAGGCAAATAGTTTTTTATATTATTAGGCATGATTAAAGAAGATAGTACAGTAAAATATATAAAAGAATTGTACAGAAGGTGGACTGATGCACGTAAAGATTGGGATACTGATGCACGAAATGATATAGATTTTTATCTCGGCAATCATTTTTCTGCTGACGAATTAGACGAACTTCAAACAAGGAATCAGACTTCTGTTCCAATGGATAGGCTTTATTCTGCTATAGAGCAGTTTAAAGCTATTGTTACTTCAAAGCCCCCTAAATTCTCTGCTATTGCAAGAGAAGATTCTGATGTAAGAGTTTCAAAAGTATGGCAAACTATACTTGAATATATATGGGATATATCTGATGGAGACGAAACTTTTAAGCAAGTCATACATGATTATGCTGTTACGGGTCTTGGGTATTTTTATGCATATGTAGATAAAGAATCTGATTATGGTCGTGGAGAAGTTAAGTTTACTCATTTAAATCCTTTCAGAGTAGCTGTTGACCCTAATGCTAGACATAGATATTTTGATGATGCTTCGGGTATTATGGTATCTACAATATTTACAAAGTTTCAATTAGGTGATTTATATCCTGAATTACTTGAAATACCTGAAGGAGAAGATAAACCTTTAATTGACTCTATAGAATCTGAATTAGATGATGATGATTACCCTAGCGCTGGCAATTCAAGAACAAAAGGAAGTTATACTCCTGATGTAGTTAAAGATTATGATTTTGGTGCAGGAGCTGAAAAGTATAGACTTATTGAGTATTATTCAAAAATAAAGGTTAATTATTATCGTATAGCCAATTCAGAGACTGGGCAACAAACAATTATATCACCTGAAAAGTTTCAAGAATTTATTAACGACCCTATTGTAAAAAGAAAAATTAAATTAAAATTAATTGATTTTGTTGAAATACCTCAAACAAGAATTAAATTAACATGCATTTTAGGACAAATAGTGCTATATGAAAAAATATTGGAAACAGATATATTTCCTATAGTTCCTGTTCCTAATATATGGACTAACACTCCATATCCAATGAGTGATGTTAGAAAGAATAAAGATTTTCAAAGGTTCCTCAATAAGGTGGTGTCACTTATCACATCACACGCACAAGCAAGTTCTGGACTCAAACTCTTAATTCCACAAGGAAGTGTCCATGATATAGAAGAGTTAGAAAGAGATTGGGCAAATCCTAACGCTACCATAGAATATGACCCGTCTTTTGGGGAACCACATTTTCCTTCGCCTCAGCCTTTAGCTTCCTCAATAATGCAATTACCACAACTTATTGAGAGATATATTGATTTAAATATGGGTATATTTGAAATGATGCAAGGGCAAAGCGAAGCAGCGCCTAGAACTTATTCTGCTACAATGATGATGGAAGATTTAGGGCAAAGAAGAAGTCGTTCTAAATTAAGAGACATAGAAGGAAGTTTAAGAAGGTTAGGTAGGTGTATTTATAATTTATCTAAATCTCACTATAATTTTGAAAAAACATTTAGAATTGTGCAACCTAATAATGACTTAACAGAATATACTGTCAATAAAAGATTATATGATGATAAAAACCAAGAATTGCAAGCTATTGAAAATGATTTAACTGTAGGTCAATTTGATGTTCGTGTAATAGGGAACTCAACAATGCCTTCAAATAAATGGGGTGAATGGGAAATTTATATGCAAGCATATCAAGCAGGTATGATTGATAGATTTGAAGCGCTTAAGAAAACAGAAATATTTGATAAGGCAGGAGTATTACAAAGGACAGATGAAATGGCTAAATTACAAAATATGCTACAACAAGCTGAAGAACAAATTAAAAACCTTTCTGGAGATTTACAAACAGCTCAAAGAGAAACTGTGCAATCTAACCAAAAAGTTGAGGTAGAAAAGTTTAAAGGAAGATTAAAAGAAGTAGAATTAGGCCAAAAGGCCAACTCAAAAATTCAAGTCGGTAGACTGAATGATGCGGTGAAACTAGAACAACAGAGATTACGTAAACATGCTATCGAAGACGACAAAGCAAAAAAATAGCGTAGTCAAACTGAACAAAAGACATCAAAAAGGAGAAAAAAATGAATAGTGAAAATCTTGATAACCAAGGTCAAATCACAGGGCAAGACGAAGGTGGAGACCAACAAGAGAATTCTTGGCAAAGTCAGGCGAAATATTTTCAGTCTGAAAAGGATAAACTCTTTGAGGAAAATAAAAATCTTAAACAGTATGAGAAACTTGGCAAAGTTCTTCAGGCTAGACCTGATATCGTTGAAGATATCAAGGGAAAGTTATCTGGAAAGCCAAATGCCAATCAAGTACCAAAGGTTGAAAGACCTAAAGATTTTGACCCATGGGAAGCCTATAATGACCCAAAGTCTGACTCGTTTAAGTTTCGAGAACAAGAACTTGAAAGTACTATAAATTCAAAAGTGAATCAACAAGTTGGTGCTCAAACAGCACGATTAGAACAGGAACAGTCTATGACTAAACTCAGAGGCGAATTACAGTCTCGTGGAATGTCGCCTGAAGAAATCAATGGCTTTATTGAGTTTGCTGACAAAGACCCTTCTGAATATGGTATTGATGGTATTCTTAAAATGTATCGAGCTTTTACGGCAGCTGACGCTGAAAGCCCTCTTGAAAATGTTAGAACAACTCAAAGTAGTCCAACTACTGGAGGTATTCTAAATGGTCAAACACCACAAACTGATTCAGACGATGAAACTATGTGGAAAGGGATTATGGGCGCCAGCGACAATAACAAGTTTTAATTAAATAACAGCCCTACTTGAAGGTTTATACAGTTGATAGAGGGTTAAATTTGGAGTGTCGATATGGCAATTACAGCGGGACAACTTAAAAGTTCTGACATTACAGCAGCAGCCACTACGGCTGGCGTAGGCCAAGCCCCTGACCAAAGACGTTTATATGACTTTGGCGATAGAGTTGCTGAATTATCACCAGACGAGTCTCCATTTTTTGTATATTTAAGTAAGATGTCGAAAGCATCGACAACCGACCCTGTTTTTAGATTCTTAGAGAATCGGTCAAAAATCGATTGGACTACTAGAACTTTTCAATTAGCAGCACACGTAAATGGAGAATCAGCTGTAACAGCTGGTCTACAATATGCGTTTACTGTTGATGATAGTTCTTCTGGTAGTGCAACTGATGTTAATTGGCTTCAAAAGGGTATGGTTTTCGCAGTTCAAGTTTTAGACGCTGCGATTGGAAATGCTTATGTAACAGTTAGAGTTGATAGTGCTGTGACTGACGCAGGAAGTTCAAATACATTCACAGGTAGGATAGTATCATTACCAAGTTCTGATTTTAGTACAGGGTATAATGTTCTATCAAATAATAATGAATGTCAAGTTATAGGTACTTCTTTTGAAGAAGGTACTGGTTCTCCTGATGTTTGGTCAAAAGGATTAGATGATGACTTCGGTTATACTCAAATCTTTAAAACGGCCGCAGAAATGACGAATACTGCAATTGCGACAAATTACAGAGGATATGCAAATGAATGGCAACGAATCTGGAACTTAAAACTAAGAGAGCATAAAGTAGATATAGAAAGAGCTATGCTTTTTGGACAACGAGCAAGAGTAGATGGAATTCAATATTCAGAAGGAATGGTAGGGCACATAGTTGCTAATTCTGCCCCTACTTCTGGAGATGGAAATTTATCATATTCTCCCGGAGTTTCATATAATAGAACTTTAGCAGAAGGGGAGTTTACTTATGATAGACTTCTTACTGATTTTGAAGTTATATATGACCCAGCTCGTGGAGGTTCATCTGCTAAATTAGCTTTAGCTGGACTTCCTGTAATGAGTTTATTTAATAAATTCGGAGCAGGTGGTTTAATTAAAGAAACTAATGATGCTAACACATACCAACAATATAATATTGATAAAGAGTATGTGAACGGTTCTTATGGACATAAGCTACTTGCAATTAATACTATTCACGGCGATTTAAACTTAGTTAGAGAACCTTTATTTAGAGGTTTTTCTAATTCTTACATGGCTATAGTTGACATGAGTAAAGTCAGTTATAGACCTCTTGTAGGAAATGGTATAAATCGTGATACTCACATTATAACAAACGTACAACAAGCAGATGAAGATTTACGTAAAGACATGATTCTTACAGAAGCAGGTCTTGAAATAACTCTTCCAGAATCACATTGTTTGTACAACTTTGAAGCGATTTAAGGAGG